AACTTAGGTACAGGTTCATGCCGGGTGATGATGAGGTCTACATTCCGAGGAAATGCGTCCCGGATGATAATCTCCGACAGCAATTGTGCTGTCTCTCGATCAACGGCCATAGCCCAACCAGCTACCGTGAGCTGGCGACCCTTCGCAGCGAAGAAGTCCGAGAACACCTCACCATCTACCGTGCCGATCTCCGTGAAGATGGCATTGATCTCCGGTGTGGTATCCCATCCAATCAGAACATCGACACCAGAAGAAACCACACCGTTGGGCAGGAGTGGGGTCAGCGGGTCGTTGAAAACCACCGGCCCCACTTCAACCTTGTCACGGAAGATGGTGGGCATCAGGCACCTCCCACAGCATCGACCACCGAGGACGTTCCAGTCAACACCCCGAACGACAGACGACGAAGGGTGTAGTCACCCACCTGCTGAGCATCCATGCCCGGCAACGCGTTCACGGTCTGGTGCACCGTCAATGCCGGTCCCGTCGCGACGGTCGGTGTGGCAGCCACTGTAGAGGTGCCTGAGACGCCCGTAGAGCCGTTAACGGTGACCGTTGATGCCAATCCACCCAACGCACCGGCCATGGCCGCCTGAACGGCGCTGGCACCCTGCGTCAAACCCTTAGCAAGGTCAGTCATCATGGACCGACCAGAGTACAGCGTCCAACCCCGTCCGCTGAATGGACCTTCTTTCGCAGGAGAGAACGGCAACAGGTTACGTGCCGCACTCATGACGTCGGACACCGCGTCGCGAACAGCTCCAACCATCGACCGGATGCCGTTCACCAATCCCTGGATAATCGATCGTCCTGCCCCGACCAGCAATCCGCCAAGTCCACTGAGCGCACCAGAAATCTGACCGGGGATGCTACCCACAACACTGAGTAGCGATCCGATGGCACTGCCCACTGCGGAAGCCATGCTGCGGAAGTACCCGGCCACCTGACCGGGCAATGACGTCAGTCTACGGAACGCAGCGAAGATGCCATTGATAAGGTCAGGGATGATCGAGTTACCGATCAACAAGTTGAACAGCCAGATGAACGGGCCAGCCAACGCATTGACCACACCTTGGACAACCGCGACGACGCCCTTGATCGTGATGAACTTAGCGATCAGTTGACTGATCCACCCGATCACGGTGGCGAGAATTCCCACCAAGAAACTCAGGGCTGCCACGAGAGCCAAGATAATGGGACTAGCCGCCTGCATCAATGGAAGCAAGATGCCGACGAACAGGTTGAGGGTGGTACCGATAGCTGGTGCCAGGGCAATGAACACCCGACCCAGCTGCTGGATCAACGGCACCAGCTGTGGGAGCATCTCTTGAGCAAGTTGGGCGAAGACCGGTACATATGCTTCAAGCGACGGCAAAACAGCTTCGAGAGCTGCCAACAACACCTGAGACAAGGTGGTTGCCAACTGACCAAGGACTGGGGCCAGGCCAGCAAGCAACGGGCCAAGGACACCGCCAAGAACGGTGACCAGTCTACCAATCACCGGCGCCAATGTCTGGAACGCTGCAGCGATCTGAGGAAGTACCGGCGCTAGCGCACCAGCCAAAGTAGACACCAGCTGAGTGACGATCGGTCCCAAGATCTGGAACGCTGTTGTCAAGATGCCACCGAGCAATTGAGCAAGCTGAGCGGCCAGAGGTGCAATCGCTGTGATCGCTGGAGCCAATGCTTGAAGCAACGCCAGCAATGCCTGACCCACTGCACCGGCGATGGCCTGCATAGCCATCCCCAGCGCATTGAGCGCCGCACTACCAGCCGTCGACTCAGTAAACTCAGCCACCTTCGACACGATGGCGCTGATTGGCCCTAGTGCACCAGTACTCTGGGACGTTAGAGCTCCGAAGACGTTACTGGCTATGGTTCCGATGTCTTGCAGGAACGAACCGATTCCTTGCAGCACCGTTTGTGCATTGTCCAGAACGGCGGCAAGGTTGATCGCCTCCATTGCCTTGCCGAACCGTTCCAGGAAACCACCGATTGCCGCTGTGGCAGACCCCGAGAACAATCCGATCTGGCCACCGAGAACAATAAATCCCCGGACAACGGAAGCAAGACCAGGTGCCAGCGCTTCTACCGCACCGCGTAGACCAAACATGATCTGACGCATCGCAGCGAGTGACTGGTTAGTGCCCAGAACTCCCAGAACTGCACGGAGCACGGTGTTGAACGCCGATGCCACACCAACTGCTTCGGGCGTCAAGCCACCGATTTGCGCTCGGATCGCGTTGACCTGTGGAGCAACATTACCGAAGAAGGCATTCTGAATTGCTTGCTGGATGGGCTTAACTGCCGTCACTAGATCTCGGAACGCTACCGCTGTCTGACGAGCGTTAGGTGACAGCTTTTCCAGCGCCTCGTTGAACTTCTCAGCATCACCCTCGAGCGCAGCCTTGAATGCGTCACCCACACCAACCAGAGCTAGCTTTAATATTCCAAAGGCAGCAGCAGCTGTCAAGATGATGCCGGGAAGCAAGGCCAAGCTTCCACCGATCGCGGGGCCTAGTGCTGTGACGGCGACGATTAGAACTTGGATGATGCTGAGCAGTGACTGAAGCGCAGCGATACCACCGAAGATGATACCGGTCCATTTCAAGATCTGCTTACCGAACAGGTTGAAACTGCGGGAGCCTCGCTTAGTGTCCCTGTCAAGCTGGTTGTTCACCAGCGAAGACATTGAGACGAACCGTCCTAGGTCATCTCGAGCATGCGCGATGCCCCGGCTGTCGTAGGTGATTGTGATGTTCCCATGGACAGTTCCGACGCTCCCACCGGCCAATGGATGTCACCCCCTCCGTTTGGCAATAGACGCAGGGTCCCTGTACATCCCGGCAGGCACCTGATCCGAAGTAGCGAGAATGTTGTTCAATGCGCGTAGTCGAGCGGACTTAATCGCGGGTCCCTTGGCGCGTGGTCCCATCGCTTGCTCAGCAGCATCCATCACGGCTTCAGCCTGGACACCGAAGTACCAGACTACTCGATCAACGCCGAACGCTACGTGACTTGCTTCCGGACCTGCGTTGCGCTCGATTCCGAGCAGAACCGACGGAGGTACTCGGTAGCTCTTCGCCATCGACCACAGCTGCCACAGCACCCTCGGGTTGCTCACGAAATCGATCCAGCGAAGCTAGGCCACCTATTCCGTAGTTGATGAGTTCTACCTTGTCCGCAAACGGCACCTGATCGGTGTAGATAACACCGTCTTCGCGTTCCTCAGGGGACAAGGTCCGTGTCTTCGACCCATCCGGCGCTGGCTTTGCGAGATCGACCATGTGCAAAGCTACCTTGGGCTTGACGACGATCATCGGAAGCGCTCGGTCCATCACTTCCATGAGAATACCGAATGCCTTGGGGTCGCGCATCATCGCGGACGCCGCCTGATCTTGGTTCTTGCTCTTCTTGAAATGCTTCTCCTGCACCGCCATCGTCAGCTGATCAGCTTCTCCGACGATACCGGCTCGTACCAACGTCTCCAATCCGATGCGACGTGCATGGACCACCTGGCCTGACGGCAGAGGAATGACGTCCACTTCGTTCGATGGGCTGTTCTTAGCCCAAACGTTATTCACTTCCGGGGTTGGCATCTCCGCGCTCCTTTGTGTCCCCGACTTACTGAATTTCCTCGATGGCCAGCGTGATGGTGGTGATCGTGCCACCGTGCGCCAGGTTGATTCGGTTGTTGCCATCCATGTGTCGAGCCCCAGTCACGACCGCGACGGACTCAGAGGTGGCAGCCATGTTCGTTACCACCGTGACGTCAGCGAACCCAGCCGCCAGCCCCGAACCTCCAGGGATGGGTGTGGTCGGGTCGCCAACCTTCAGCGCACCTGTGCCAGGCGTCGCACCGTTCTTGTAGTGCAGTCGGTACCTGGCCCCGGCCTTCGCCGTGAAGAAGTCCGTGATCGCGACGGCAACGTAGTTCGGGGCTGCACCGGTGATAGTCGGCCTGCGAATCTGCGCAGTGAGGTCAGCCATGTTTCGATCCTCCCTCAGATCGCAGTGATGGTCTCGTTCTGGACAAAGTCGTAGAGGTCATCCACGACGTTGCCGGCGAACACACCGGCAGCACGGGCAGGGAATCCCTTACCCGATGCGTTGGTAACGAAGAACTCTCCATCAGTGAATTCTCCACTGATCTCGCCAGTGGCACGGCAGCAGTACACGACTCCGTGCACATCACCACCACTGTCCGAAATGGACTGTCCTTCAGTCAAGAAGAATGGACGCTGGTTCTGCACATTCTTCTTGTACCGCTTGACTCGGTTCGGTGCGACACCGGTCTCATTAACCGTGCCACCGGCCATCGCCGCGTAGGCCTCGAGTGAGATACCACCCGACTCGAGCGACCAGTCCACCGAGGATCCCTGACCATGCGAAGTAACGAGCTTGTCATCGCCTCGCAGATCCGTGTATTCCTCCGTGTCAGTGAACGAGAACGTCTGCGCGTATGGCAGATCGATCACCGCTGCACCGAGGATGGTAGCCGACAAGTCAGTGTACGGCCGAAGCTTGACGTCCCGAATGCCGTACGGCAACGGAATAGGCTGAGTCACGCGTCCCTCCCTTCGGTTGTTTGAACTGCCGGGTGCTTACTAGCTCACCCGTCATGACAGAAAATGTGTGGAGCACAATTGCTTCTCCTGACTTGTGTCCACACAGCCTAGAACGGCAGATAAACTCAACCGTTCCGGGGCTTTCGCTTGGGCTTGTCAGTTCCCCGAACTTCCGGTTCCGACACCTCAGTTCCAGCATCGTCGGCCTCCTGCTTCTCAGGGACGACATGCCGTAGTCCATTGTCGTTCTCGATGTGCGGCCAGGCCGCATCCGAAATCTCATCGGCCGGAATTCGCCAGTTGTTGGAAGGACCCCAGATCAACGTATTCTGGTCTTCCACACCAACCGTAGTCCATTCTGCTGCGGTGATTGACCGAGTGTTTAGGTCCGTCGCACGCAGGTACTCGACGTATCCTTCTCGCATAATTTCACCTCCCCCTACATTCCAGACCCAACCACCAGATACGTGCTAGTGCGAACGATGGTCCCTCGCGCATCATCGCGCAGGTCACCGGAATCAGTTTCCCAGCGAACTTCGACCAGCCAACTACCTTCTGGTGCTTGAACAGCTGACAAGCTAGTGAACACTGCGCGAGTCCTTGCAACCAGCGTGTCGATCCTCGAGTAGTCTCCCGGTTCGTCATGGAACCACACCACCAGGTTGCGTCGAGTAACAGGACCTAACCCCGGGTTGTTCTCAGCCCATTGCAAGTTAACAAACGGTCGCTGCTGAACAGAATCGGCGTCGCCTGACACAATCGCTTCTTCAGGAACGTCGATCAAGGCGTTATCAATCAACACCTGTCGAAGCAATGTCCTCATGCAGACCCCCTCATGGCACGAGTGACCGCAGTCTGCAGCAACCGTTCTAGCTGAGGACTGATCTGTCGTTGTACCGGCCCGATGATCGCGTACTTGCCATCATGGGCCACCTCTAGGTAAAACCCGTAGGGCATGGTGTGGTAAAGCACGATGGAGTGCTGGGACCCGAGGTCAAGGTGAGTTGCCCTAAGACCAGCACGAGCATTACCGGTTCTGTCCGTCCAAGATGCTTGTGCTCGCATGGTGCTTTCAGCGAATGTCGCCACTCGCTCAAACACCAGATTGACTGCCCGCTGTACACGCGGATCCATCGTTGCCAGCGAAGCGGTCAGGGTATCTCGCTCAATCCGAAAATGACTCATGTCACACCGTCACAGGCGGATCGAGTTGTCGAGTCACACTAGCCCTGATCTCGTATCCGTTGAAGTGGTATAGCTCTACTACCAACAACGAATCGTCTTCGTAGCTGAACACATCACCCTTAGCTACCTGTGCATTCCAGTCAGCCAAAAGCACATAGTCCAGGGATCGCTGCGTACCGTCTTCTAGCGTGACCACGGACGGCGGGGCCTGTTCGATCAATCGCATGACCTGCGATTCTCGAGCAGGACCGTTCATCTGACGATAACCCCCGTTAGCTTGGCGTATTCGCGTTCGAGGCACCAGCACTACGACCGAGGGATTCGCCAAGATGAACTGGTGAGTAAGCGATCGTTGAATCGCCAACTCAGCCGCGTTCGGTGTGGCCGGTACGAAGTCAGCTTCCATCACCAGCGTACCGATGACCGCTGGCAACATCGATCCGACAAAGGACACATTGAGATCTTGGTCAAGAGTAATCACACCGGCAAGTGCCGGCAGGCTACCATTGACTACCAAGTCATTCAACGTGTCGACAGTGAGAGATCCT